CACCATGCCGTACAAAGAAGTGACAGGAATTTTAACCGATATTGGCACAGAGGAATCAGCACATACAAGATGGAAGTAAAAAAGATCAGCGAGAAATACGCGGAAAAACGTCTATGGAAAAAGAAGAATGCCGTTGGCCACGGGCGTTTTTCTCTGTTTTTGTAAAATCTATTCTTTCAATCACATTCTTCAAAGCTGTATTTTTATCTGCAGCATCAAAAGTATCCCATGCATTTAGAAGCTCTTGACATTTAGGGACAAATGTGGAGCGGTTCTTTTTCGACAAATCGAGACGCACGATATCAGCATTCACTGATTCAATTTTCTTATCAAAATCTTTTATTTTATCTTCCAGAGCAGTAGAACGCTCAAAGAAAATCTCTTTTGTATAAATCCCCTGCTCTAATAAATCGAATAAGGATCCCTGTTGCTTCAGAGTTGTCTCCTTTTCTTTTTCCAAATTCACAAGAATGGATCGGAGAGATTCTTGCTCGGAATCATCTGTACTTTCAAAATTGTTTACCTTGTAGTCAGCTATGTAGTTGCGGATCCATTCCAGGACAGCGTTTTCGAGTTCTTCAAGTTCAATAGCTACAGTGGCGCATCCGGCATATTGGCAAATAAGATAATCACGAGGCTGTTTGGCGGACATTTTTTTTCTAACCATGACACGCCCGCAACAAGAACACCGGACAATTCCGGCGAACGGGTTCTGAATTCTACAGCTACGTTTTATCGGAGCGGTCATGGAAGAGTTTACAGAGTTCGCCCGGTAATAGAGATCTTCCGAGATACATCCAGGATGTTTTCCTTTTACTAAAATATAATCATTTGCCTTCGGACGGCTGGTTGCGATTTTTCCATTTACAATTGCTTTTTGTGATTTTCGATAATTCCAACGTAACATTCCTATATTTACAGGGTTTGAAATGATTGTTTTCACAGTAGCCGGATTAAAAGGCTTTCCACTACGAGAAACGATTCCCATGCCGGTTAATGCAGAACAGGTCTTCTGGAATCCGTATTTTTTATTCCCCATAAAATCATACATCAGTTTCAAAACCGGATTTTCTTTTTCATCTGGCACAAGCGTAAAATGTTTGCGATCATCCGCTTTTACACGCCTCCAACCGTATGGAGCGATGTTGCCGACATAATATCCGTCTTTTACAGATCGAATACGCCCAGCCTGCATCCTACGTTTAATAGTGGCATATTCACGCCGGGACATAAAAAGAGAGAACTCGAAGTATTCATTGTCGTTCTCAATCGCTGGATTATAAGTCTTTCCTGGAGTAACGATCAGAGTGTTGGAGTAGAAGAAAGCTCTCTGAACACGTCCTTGATCAATAGTGTCACCTCTGGCAAGACGTTCCACTTCCATAACAAGGACGCCTTCCCAGATACCGGATTCAACTTCGGATAAAAGGCGGACCATTTCCGGTCTGGCATCGATGCTGTCTCCGGATACGACTTCTCTGTAAATAGCTCCGATCGGAAGGCTTCTGGCACGTGCAAGCTCAAGAAGGGTTTCCTCATGACGTTTCAAAACATCAATTCCGAGTGCTTCAAGGTCGGAATCTTTTCTGGATTTTCTTAAATAAATTACATACATAATGTATCAGCTCCTTTGTATTTTATGAAAAAAAGGGTACAAAAATAACAGCCTGAGAACTTTTGTTCTCTTGCGATGGCTGTCCGAAGATGATACAATATTGATTGGAAAAATGATGTATCTCTTCGGAGTACTGAGAGAAACATATTGGCGTATGTTTCGTCCTATGACCGTTCCTGTTGGCGCAGGAGCGGTTCTTATTTAATAATTAGATAAATAACCTTTATCTTTTAGTTCGAAAATCTTTTTGTGTAAAGAAACTGTCGTTTTATAACTTCTAGCCATAAGAAAAAATGGAAGACTAAATATAATAAAAATCATTCCACCAGCTAAAGAAATTGATAAACCAATCAGCCCAAAAAGAAGTAAAGGAATGGCAAAAACAAGAGAAAGAATACTGCATACGCTATAAAGTTTAATTTTCTCAGGTTTACCATTCGGTTTTATAATTGCTTCTCGATCTTGATCAAGGACAAAACCAATCTGGATAAGAGAAGAGTATTTCTTCTTTTCTTGTGGTGTCAATATTTTTTCTAATTCAGGATCCATAGAAACTACTGATCCAATCTGTTCATTGACGTGGGCATGAGTGTGCGAAACATTATGCGAATCAGAAGATGATAACCCTTTATAGATGTCATTCACACCAAAAGTTGTTTTATTGTAGACTTTATTATACGCAGCCTTTTTCGGATTTTTAATCCATCCGGATCCTTTCTTCCCATATCCGGGAATAACAGCTTTTTTAACGGCTCTTTTAGCTTTTCCTGTTGTTCGCGCCTTAATGCTTTTCTTGACACTGGGTTTTCTCATTCCTACTTTCATTTTTGACATCCTTTCTGTTGCTATCATGTAAACATTGCAAGGTACAGCAAATCGTATGAATATCATCATCCGTCAGTTCATCGAAATTATCAAGTTGCGATTGAATAGAACTGATCAGAGAATTTTTTGCATTACAGCTTTGTTTGTCGGAGGAGCGCTGTAAGACCGGTATTTATATCGCGAAAGGACAAGAATACAGCAACCAGCGCAAGAACGGTGAAAAGCATTTCATAGCAAAAAAACATTCGCTCTTTGTTCCTCATTGGTAAAATCCCCCTACATTTACATGCATAGATTTTAATTATAGTTAGATAATAATCCTATGGAAATTTTATTATCTAAAATCATGCACGAAAGAAATCTAACGGTACGTCAAGTAGAACAGATGACCAAAGTCCCAAAATCCACCATAAATGATATTATGAATGGAAAATCACCGCGGTTGGACACATTGGAGCAGTTGGCAGCAGGACTGAAAGTTAAAATATCTGATTTATATGACTCTCCGTACAAATAAGTGTCCGAGTTCTCGGACAAATTTAAAAATCGCGTTACTTCTCCAGTTTTGGATTGTTATTATAGTAGAAAGTATAATAAACAGAACAAATGTTTGCGAAACTCTTGAAAATATTTGCTACAAGATGTAATATAAAAACAAACATACGTTCGGAAACGCCGAGACTGGAGGGGTACGAAATGAGTAATGAAGAGTACAAAGAATACATAATTGAAATGATCCAGAAAATCAACAATCCAGAACATCTCAAACGTATATTCAATTATGTACATAAGTTTTTTATCAGGAGAACGGGCAGGTAAGCCCGTTTTTATTATGTAAAAATACTCTTCAAATATTCTTTTAATACCTGTCTTTGATCAGCTGAAAGTTCCAGATACTTTTCAATAATTTTCTTATCAATATCATCCAGATTATAATCTTCAGCAATCTCATCAACCACACTTTCAGGAGTGCCAGTGAACATGTCACCTTTTCCTTCGGTAAGCCAGAAATAATTTACACGAAATTCTCTGCAAATGGATTTAGCAGTTTGTTCTGTTAAATTGCGCTCATTTTTTTCTAATTTAGAAATTGCTGTGTTGGAAACACCGATACGGCGACCAAATTCTTCCTGACTCATGCCGAGGTCCTTACGCAACTGACGTAAGCGTTCGCTTGTAGACATTTGAAGTCCTCCTTTCTATGTGATTCTGTAATCAGAATACACCTAAAAATCCCCTCTGTCAATATAAATGCAAAAAATATATTGACAAACTAGACAATGGGGAATATTATATAGACACAGGGGATAGGTGATTAGACAGAAAGAGGTGAGGATAAATGGTAAATGCAAATTTATATGCAGACACAGTAGAAAAGAAAAAAGATGATGCAAAAGAATTGGTTGCCATCCTGAATAAGATTCCAGAAGAAAAGAAAGGTGAAGTCATTGGAATCGTAAAAGGATATGCGCTTTGTGCGGAGAATCAGAGAGTGAGGTGAGGAAAGATGGATATTTACGAAGAAATTTCATTATTTGCCAAAAGGCAGAGGGATGAAGTCAGCAAAGAAAAGAAAAAAAGGAGAAGACAGGTGTGCATTGATCCTGATTCGGTTATAGGAAAAGAAATCATGTATCAAACAGCATTACTGCATGAAATATTGTATGAAATTAGAGGAGGCAAAACCTCCCCTAAAAAAATTAGTGGTTCTCAAATGCAAAAGCAGAAGAATCAAAAGTCTCTTTGAGACGATTGAATTCTATGTCGGTCCATTGATGAGAATGATCTGTCTTGTAATTGGTAAGTAATTCAGACATATAGCTGTCAAAAAGATGGAAAATTTCTTCAGCTTCATCGCGTTCTAAGACCGCGAATTGAGAATAGTAAAGAGCTTCAGAAGCAGCGAATTTGGATGCGGCAACATTCAAATAAGAGATAGCAACTGAATTGTTTACGGATTCGTCAAAAATGCAATCGTGAGAGTATTGAGCATATAACATAGCCTGACGCATAAGAGATTTAAAGTTTTCAATTAAAGTAAAATCTTCTGAATGCATAAAAATCCTCCTTTCATAAATACTCGGCATGGTAATGCCTGTAGTTAAAGTATAGGAGAATCTGATGAAAAGGGCAACAGGAAAGAAAGAGGTGATGAAATGCAGGAATTGTTGAAAATTAGTTATGAAGCAGAAAATCCGACTGTTTCAGCAAGAGAGTTGCATGATCAGCTGAATATCGGGACCAAATTCACAACATGGTTTCAAAGAATGACTGAATATGGATTTTCTGAAAATACAGACTACAAAACTTGCTACCCAAATTTGGGAAGCGAGAACCACGGTGGACAGAACATGGTTGACTATCAGATATCTGTGGATATGGCAAAAGAGATTTGTATGATCCAGCGATCACCGGAAGGCAAGCGGATCCGCCAGTACTTTATAGATTTGGAGAAAGCATGGAACACACCGGAACAGATATTTGCCAGGGCATTAAAGATGGCAGACAAGACTATCGAAGAACTGAAGCACAATAATGCAGCCCTTCTGGAAGATAATGTCCGGATGAAACCGAAAGAAGTATTTGCGGATGCGGTAGCAACAAGCCAGAGCACAATCCTGATTGCGGATCTCGCAAAGCTCCTGAAGCAGAATGGCGTGGATACCGGTCCGAAGAGACTCTTTGAGTGGCTGCGTGCGAATAGTTATCTGATCCGGAGGAAAGGAACAGACTACAATATGCCAACGCAGAAGTCAATGGAGCTACAGCTGTTCCAGGTAAAAGAGTCTACGGTAAATAATCCGGATGGATCCGTGAGAATCAATAAAACTACAAAGGTTACAGGCAAAGGTCAGCAATATTTTATCAATAAGTTTTTAAAAGAGTAGGCGAGGACAAAGTAAGAAGGACAATCTGGACAGCATAGCATAAAAAGAGGTGATGATAGATGATTGTTGAAACCATGCAGATCGGAAACGCAACCATACGGGTGCATGATGATTGTTTTAAAAAGACGAAAGAGGAAATGCAGCAATGTGCAGATGGATTTTTCAGAGTTCTGATCGAAGCTGCAGAGAGAAAAAAGGAGAAAACCGCGTAAGCGGTACCGGTTGGACGAGCAAAGGAGGGATAAGAGATGTTTTACAAGATCGCAAAGATACTCAGCGTAACGGCAAGTATTATCGGAATCTTGATGATGGCTGGTGCGTGTTCGGTGAAAAGCCAGGAGCTGTTTTATTTATATGCAGCACTTGGAATCACAACACTTACTACCGGAGCATTTGCACTGGAATATTTCCGGATACGGGAATGGCAGTACAGGAAAAGGAAAATAAGGGAGGCGAAGGAACATGCCGGAAGAGAAGCAGCGTAAGAAGCGGATTCGGGTGGAGAAGCTGAATGAGTGGATTGAGACTTTGAAATCAATAGAAAGAGTCAACCGTGATTCCGAGTATTTCAAACAAAATGCAATCCCATATTTGGAACAATATGTAGACAGCCTGAAAGAAGCTGGCAGAAAAACAGTAGTATTGGAGGACAAGCAGTGAAAACGGTAAAAGTAACACCGGATAACATTATTTCGATAATAAATGTAGATTTTGATGATTTCCGTGATCTGCAGAAAGCAGTAGGCGGACATTTTGAAATCGTAAGCACGAAAACCTTGTATGAGACGTTTAAAATGCCAATGATCATGCTGGTGGATGAAGACGGAAGAATGAAACAGAAAGAAGTAAATCGTCTGGGAAGCTATTTTTATGATGCAGACAGGCACGGATGGCCAATCTTAGGAAATATTGTATTTGCAATTGCAGCCGGAGAAGATATTGAAGCACCGGATGATGCGGAAGCTCTGATGGTATTCCTGAAAATGAATTTTTCGTACTTAAAAGAAGAATAAAAAACGCTTGCGAAAAGAAATATCGCAAGCGCCGCAACCATAAAGGTACACGAATAATCTAAGCACTTATAGTGTACCTTTTAGCGGCTGGAAAGTCAAGTATTTACAGGGCGACTGCCCTTTTTAATAACTTGATAAGACTATTAAAGTTATGAGGACACGCTATGAGAATCAGACGAGTGACATACGATTTGGGAAACGTAATAGAGAGACAGGAATATCTGGACGGAAGGTATGGAGCACCGGGAGAGAAGAGAGCCAAGAAGAAGAAAGCCACACCGGAGGAAGTGGAGCAGGTCAACCAATGGACCAGGGAGAGGAAGGCACGTCACAGACTCCGGATGTATTTCAAGGTCAATGATTACTTTTTCACCTTGACATATCCGAAAGAAGAGCGTCCGCCGGACATGAAGCAGGCAAAGCAGGATTTCAAAGAGTTTTACCTGTTCTGTAAGAAGGAATACAAGAAAAGAGGACAAGAGCTCCGCTGGATCCGCAATATTGAATGTACCCCGTCCGGTAACTGGCACATCCATGTGGTTCTGAATCGAATCCCGGATACAGATCTGATCATAGCTGCAGCCTGGAAACACGGAAAGGTTCGTAATAAGCAGTTACTCTATGAGAAAGGCGAGTTCCGGAAGCTGGCGCAATATGTTACCAAAAACGAGAAAACCCAGAAAAAATACGTGGATGAGGGCGTACTGGATCATGAGATTGCAGAAGCCAATTTTTCTACGTCTAGAAACATGCCGCTTCCAGAACCTAAAACAAAGATTTTATACCGGTGGCCGAAAGAACCGAAACCGCCAAAGGGATATTACATAGCAAAGGATTCTTTTTACGAAGGGATCAACAAAGCAACCGGATTCCCGTACAGACACTACGAAATGATCCGGATAAGGAGAGAAGATGAAGATAGAACTATACACAGAGGTAAACTTCCGGGGACCAACAGCAAAAAACGGAAAGTGCATCGCTCTGGTAGAATGCGAGACTAAGAAAGGACCGGCGGTCAAAGCACAGATCGAGACCGAACAGAACACGACCTACCACAGAATGAGCATGATCGCTATCCTTGTCGGTCTGAGAATGCTCCGACCGTGTGAAGTGACTGTCTACACGCCGGATCAGTTCCTGGCCACCACCATAAATGAAGGAAACATGGACAAATGGAAACGGGAAGAGTGGCGCAGACCACATGGAAAAGAGATAAAAAACAAAGAGCTCTGGCAGGAACTGTATGAGCAGACACAAAAACACCATGTAACCCTTGAATTTTCCGAGTTTACACGGTATTCCGATAGACTACAGTCCAAAATGAGATAAAAACAGGAGAAAACCTTGAAAACACCGAGAAAGAGAGGAATTTGAAATGACAACAAGTGGAATCACGAATATCAACGCCAAGCTGATTCACCAGCATCCGGATAACCCACGAAAAGACCTGGGTGATCTGACGGAGCTGAGTGAGTCAATCAAGAAGAAAGGAATTATGCAGAATCTAACGGTAATTCCGGGATATTGGGATGAAAACCGGGCGCACCACGATGAAGGATACACGCTGATCATCGGGCACCGCCGGTTCGCCGCCGGAAAAATGGCAGGCGTAACTATGTATCCATGCCGGATCGTAGAGGACATGAGCTATAAAGACCAGGTCGGAACCATGCTGGAAGAGAATATGCAGCGCATCGACCTGACACCATTGGAACAGGCAGAAGGCTTCCAGATGATGTTAGATCTTGGAGATACGGAAGAACAGATTGCGGAAAAGACCGGATTCTCCAGGACGACTGTACACCGGAGGTTAGAGATCGCAAAGCTTGACCGGGATCTGGTGAAGGAAAAGACGGATGAAGACGGGGTATATCAGCTGAATCTAAAAGATCTTGCTGAACTGTCGAGAATTGAAGATGTTGAAACAAGGAACAGAATATTGAAAGATGCTGCAGACTCAAGACAGATTAAGTGGAAAGTAGAAGCGGAGATTAAAAACAAAGAGAGGGAGAAGAACAAAAAGATTATTGTTGAGCTTCTGGAGGAAGCAGGAATCAAGAAAGCCACAAAGGAGATTGAAAAAAAGAAGTATACGGCAGAGCTGAAAGATGTAAAAACGTTCAGCCTGGATAAAGAGCCACCAAAGAAAATCAATATCCGCGGAAAAGAACTGTATTATCTGGATGGTTGGAATGGGATTGATGTAGTGAAAAAACTCCCGAAATCTGAAAAGGTTGAAACGGAATGGGATAAGCAGAGAAAAAAGATAAAGCAGTTGAAAGCTTTACAGAAAAAAATGAATGAAAGAAAAAAAGAATTCATCCGGACAATAGTAGACGGAAAGATCGAACTGTTAAAAGATGAGGAACGCCAGAAAATCATTGAAAAGATGATTCGGAACATGATGGAGAAGTCCTGTTGGTTAGGAAATGGAATGGTTCTAAAATTTTTTACCGGGAAAAGCCTGTATGATGCGGATGAGAAAGAAAAGGAAGAAGCAGAAGAAAAAACACAAACACTGGATACGCAGGTGTTGCTCCTGATTGCAATGAACAACATGATGGATGATTATACCGGGGATTTAGTAGAGCATTCCGGAGAATACAAAGAGGACACCGGAAAGAGATACCAGGAATGCTTCAAAATCTTAATGCGCTACGGATGGAGTTACGAAAGAGAAGAGGCGGATCTGGTTTACGGCAACCATGAGCTATACAAAAAGGAGTCCTAAGATGGAGCAGTTAAGTGTAGAAGACTGGAAACCGGATGCCTGCCCGAAAAATATAACCGTAGAAGAATATCTGGCCACATTTCCCGAAATCAAATTAACCCGCCGGGAATATCTCCAGACAATTCCCTTGTATCATGCGGCTTTGTACCTTGCAGAGACAACCCAAAAAGTACACAGTTCACAGGAATGGTATCTGTATTTAAACGAAAAAGTAGATCAAAACGGGGAGGTGTTATCTGGTGAATATGATGTTTCCGAAACCAACCAAACAGAAGAAACGTAAGAAGCACAAAAAAAGCATCATGCAGCCAAAAGGCGACCGCCGGTGCTACCTGTGCATGTTACTGGATGGAGATTTTACATACAAGCCATATCTGGAAGAGCATCATGTTTTGTTTGGCAACACCCATGCATTTGCAGAGGCGGAAGGGTTAAAAGTAAATCTCTGCCTGGAACATCACCGAAACGGACAGGCAGCAGTCCATAACAATGCCAAGAACGCACGGATCCTGATGGCGAAAGCCCAGGAGGTTTACGAAAGAACCCATACAAGGGAAGAATGGATGAAAAACGCCGGAAAGAATTATTTATAGGCACCACAGGAAGTTAATATATCACAATTTCGCAGAGTGCATGGCTGCCCGGTGCGGCAGCCAGAAAGGAGCGACATGAAGAAAGAGCTGTTTGAGCTTAGAAGAAACATGAGGATAGAATTATGCAACATCACTAAGATAACAGGATATATCGTAGATAATGACCGGAACTGCAGGTTGGAATTTGTCAAAAACTTTTTAAACCTCGAAGAGACGGAAATGTTCAAATACTTGGATATCTTCAAAAAGGTTTTATCCGGAAAGCCTGGAAGAAATATGTTTAAGCTGGAGTTTAAGGAGGAAACAAGAAAGCAGCATCTGACCACGATTGTAAAAACAGGATTAGAAGACAATGATGTACGCCAGATCTTCCTGGAAGAGATTGCAGAGTCTATTGGCATATCGAATAAAGGGTATTATTTGATTCTAATTGCCAGTGGAATCTACGACATTCCGGGAATTGCCACGGACGGAGCGGATCTGGATGAAAGTGAAGAGGTTTATGAGTACATGATCGGATGTATCTGCCCGGTAAGCTTATCGGCAGCAGGATTATCTTATAAACCAGAACTGGCAGATATTCAGGAACGTACAAGAGACTGGGTAGTAAGTATGCCGACACAAGGATTTTTATATCCGGCATTTACGGACCGTCACGGAGATCCGGAACATATCTGGTACTACAGCAAAGTTCCGGATAAACCGGACGCAGGCCTGATCACGCAGACACTCCGATGCGGGATGCCATCCACACCAAAAGAGCAAAAAGAAGCTTTTAGGGAAGGGTTAAATGCAGCAGACGGAAAAGTAAGCCTGGAACAGGCGAAAGATATTTATCATTACCTTGGAAGAATCCGTGAAATAAAAGCAGAATCCAACAACCGGATATTAAAAGGCGCGGAGCTGGAAAATGTATTAAAAAGCATCGGGATAGATCCGGAACTGGCAGCAGAAAAAACAAAAGACTGTGACGCGGCTGAAATCGATGCGGACAACACAGTAAGCACGAAGACATTTGAGATTGGTCTTCCGGATGCACATGTAACAGTAAGCGCAGACAGAACGGACCTTGTTACCTTAGAAGCGATTAACGGAGAAAGGTACATTCTGGTAAAAGCGGACGGAGATATAAATGCAAATGGAATCATTTTAGAGAACCGGGAGAGTGAGAAAGATGAAGAGGAAGACGACTAAACCCGGCAATATGCGGGCGTTCATATACCCGGTAAGCAAGAAAATGCGCAAGGTAAGACGGAAAGGAACAAAAAATGAAAGTTGGAGATAAAGTACAGTTAAGGCGCAGGATCTCCCAGAAGGGAGGTAAAACCAGACTCGCCACGGAAAAAGTCACGATTCTTGGAATCTATCCGCATCATATACAGGTCAGAAACCAGAAAGGGATTGTGAGGAGCTATATAAACTGGGAGTGGCAGCAGTTGACAAGTAAAGAAGGAATGGAAGGCGTGGAATCGTGGCGCAGGAAGGGGTAAGGAAATGAGGATAATTAGTCAGGACGGAGCGATTGATGTTCCTTACGAAAATGCAGATTTGGAAAGAAAAGGGAAAATAATATATGTATGGACGCTAGATAACGTATATGGCAGTTTTGCAAGCTATTCCACCAAAGAGAAAGCAATCAAAGCTATGGAAATGTGCAGAAAACGGTATACACAATACATATTTAACAGACGCATGGTACCAGTAGTGGCAAAAGATCTTACAAGATTACCGTTAGAAGAAGCGGAAAAAGTAAGAGATCAAATTTCCGAAACTTTTATTTTTCAGTTTCCAAAAGAAGAGGAGGTGTAAGTATGAGTAGAAACAGATCATTAGAAGAGATACAAGAAGACATTAGAACGCTGACAAGAGTACCATCGGAATTCATTCATGCAAAACTGGATGAGCTGGCAGAAGAGATTGGAGAGTTAGCGAAACCAAAGTGGATTCCATGCAGTGAACGGATACCTGAAGAGCCAAAAGAGAATCTGGTGTTTGATGGAAAATGTCTTGAAGTGTATTTGGTAACGACAAAATACGGAAGTAGCGACCAAGACAAAGTATATCCATTTAGAGCTTTTTGGAATGGAATTAATTTCACGGATGGATGGCAAATTTTGGATGTAATAGCATGGATGCCGTTGCCGGAACCGTATAAGGAGGTCGAAGATGAACAATCGGCAAGCAATAGATAGACTGCTGAAACATATGGAATGGGGCTGGACAGAGGAAACGGCAAAAGCTATTGAGTTAGGAATACAGGCATTAAAGGAAAATACATGGATTCCGTGCAGTGAACGACTACCGGAAGAAAATACAAACGTAATTGCTTGTTTCTCCAATGGAACAGTAACGGAATTGGCATTTTACAATGGAGAATTTCATGGACTTTTCAGCTATACGACGAAGGTAATTGTAGCGTGGATGCCACTTCCGAAACCATACAAGAAAGGCGACAACAATGACTGAAAAAGAAGTATGCCTTGTGTGCGAAAACTACTCTGAGGACACAAAATGTAATCAGAAAGATATCTGTAAACTTATGGCGGTATTAAAAGAAAATCGAGAACTAAAGAAAAAAGTAAGCCGGCTGAAACGTCAATTGGCTGAATCGGAGCTGAAAAGATCATACATGGTAAATCCAAGTGCAATTGGATACCGTAATGATATGGGGTGGTAAAGCAAATGGGACGGAGTATTTATTTCACAGATTTGGAGATTGAAAAGCTGATTGATTATGTATCTGATTCAGTTGAACTGTTGGGAGAAGCAGAAGGTACATGGGAGCAGACTGCCGAGGATATGGAAAATGGACTTGGATCGGCAATAAGAAAATTATATAAAGGCAGAAGAGGCGAAAAGATTTATGCAAAATACAAGACGAAAAGAGGGAAAGGTAAGAGATCAAATTTCTGAAACTTTTATTTTTCAATTTCCAAAAGAAGAGGAGGCTGAAGATGAATAATCAACAAGCAATAGATAGATTAGTGAAACATCTTGAATGGGGCTGGTCTGAGGAAACGGTAGAAGCCATTAAAATGGGGATACATGCGTTGAAAGAAACTCAGTGGATTCCAATAAGCGAGAGATTGCCGGAAGATGAAAGCTACATACTGGTATCATTTAAAAACTCCACAATGCCAGATATCGCAAGGTACGAAGAAAATGGCGAGGGTGGTACATTCTATCCAGGAGATAATGAAAAATCATATTCAAGCTATGGATTTTTTGTGAATGCCTGGATGCCACTACCAGAGCCGTACAGAAAGGGAGAATGATATGGATAAGACATATGAGCCGATAGGAAATAAACCAGGGGAAAAGATAAAGGTAGACAGCATTGATACCATAGTGACTACGCACGGAGACAAGCCATATTACGAAAATAAGTATAGAGAAGTGGGTGATAAATGCTATCACATTGGATATAGCTCTTATCGTTTGGACGTTGCTCTTGAATATAGAGAAAAATATTTTGAATTAGTAGAAAGAGAAAACGACTGGATTCCAGTAAGTGAGAGACTTCCGAAGAAGCCAGAGATTGACGGTGATTCCGATGATTACATTGTGCAGACTAGACGTGTTGCACAACCGTTTATCGGCTACTGGGATGGAAGAGAATGGACAGACGAAGAAGTTGATATTTTGGACGAAGTAATAGCATGGATGCCGTTACCGGAACCGTATAAGGAGGTTGAAGATGGAAATTAAAGAAGCTATGGATATATTGGAGAAAGACATACATACAGATGTTCCAAAAGCAGCTGTCAGCGCAAGAAAGCATGATGCAGCTGTGCGGATGGCTCTCGTTGTGTTGGAAAAGCAGATTCCAGTAAAGCCGATTATCTTAGACGAACTGAACGGAGATATTGACTACGAATGTCCATTGTGTGGCAAACAGGTAATGTCAGATGCAGAGAGCAGAAACAACTATTGTGGCGAATGTGGTTGTAAATTTGATTGGAGTGAGATTGATGAGAATGATTGATGCGGATGAATTTCAAAAACAGATAGCAGGAATGGCAATCCTGAACAATTATCCACCGAACAAAGCTAATGCACTTTGCGAATTGGTAGATAACCAGCCGACAGCGTTTGACGTGGAGAATGTTGCCTCTAACTTAGAGCAGCTAAAGCTTGATGGAGCTTGTGAGGACTGCGGATATTGCGAATATCTCAATGAGCGCTGGAATGGAGATATGAGTGAAGAGCACGCTATAGATATGGCAATTGAAATAGTGAAGCGAGGTGGACTGGATGAAAGTTAAGATCGAAGACTTCTTACTGGCAATGGGAGATTATTGCAGAGAGCATAGTCCTGAAGAGTGTGTTTCTTGCAAAATGAGTGTAGATCATGAAGATCCGGGCGATGGTACAGTTTTTTATGGATGCGCTATGTTTGGATGTGAGTATCCAAAATATGCCAAGATGGTGAAAAAAGAAATTTTGAAGTATATGAAAGAAAAGGGGAAAAACCAATGATTAAAGGCAAAGCAAAAATGGAGTTCGGAACAGGTGATATCAGAATGACTGGCGCTTTGAGCGGTGGCATCGGAGCATTGTGCTGTATTACACAGGAACCACATGAGATAGGTGAAAAAGCTCCAGTTGAAGATGCATGGGATACAGAGCAGGCGGAAGTTATCCTGACATTCACAAAGACGGAAAGCATAGATGCACTCATAGCAGAATTGCAAGATGTAAAAGCAATGATGGATGGAAGTTATCCATTTGAGAATAGAAGAGTCAGGCAAAAAGATTTAGATTTTGACGCCTTCATGCATATAGAGAACGACCGAATTTATCATGATTTCATGAAGAAAGGCAGAGAATAATGAGTAACGGATGGATTCCAACAACAGAAAGACTCCCAGATCAACGGGAATTCATAGAATCATATGTGCAAAGTGCATATGCAGCGGAGTTTCTGGTCACGATCGAGGGAGCAGAGAAAGCAACAACACTGTATTATTCCAAGACAGGTGTCTGGTTCGATGAACAGGGAGAACCGTATAAGGTTGTGGCGTGGATGCCGCTTCCGGAAAGGTATAAAGGATAATGGAAGATAAATATACAAAGATACTTGCATGGATAATTACGACAGTTGCAGTAATTATTGGAATGAAATGGACGGGATCGGCGTGGTGCTTATGGGCGCTGTTCATTCCGGCAATGATAGAGTAGCAGAGAAGGTGATGAAACATTGTATAAAAACCAGGAAGGATATTGTGATCCAACAGCAGGCAAAGCCATCCAAGATGCAAGCCGCATCCCACATCATGTAAAGGAAGCACATAAAGCATTAAAGGATATAGCAAGTCTGCTTGGATTCGAGGTCTTAGTATTAAGAGATAGGAAAACAGGGAGGGTATACCGATGGAAACAGTGAAAGAAGAGAATGAGAAGAAAAAGGAATACCTGAAACAGTACGGCAAAGCATTACACCAGGAGAAGCGGATCGAGGAAGAGTTGGAACGCCTGAAGCTGGATAGGATGCTTCCGGGAGCACTGGCAGCAGATGGGCTACCAAAAAGCAGCAGCTTTTCTGATCTGTCGGATTATATGGCAGAAGTAGACGAACAGGAACGGAAACTGGTGGAGCAGAGAAAGAAAAGAGTCAGGATCCGAACTGAGATCAGGGAAAGAATTGAGCAGATAGAAGATGAGACAGAGAAAGATATCCTGACTTATCATTACATAGATCTTATGAGATGGAAAGAAATCTGTGCAAGAACCGGGTATTGCTGGCAGTATGTGCATAAAAAGCATTCAGATGCATTGAAAAATTTTAAATATGCGATAGAATGCGACACTCAACCTGTGATATAGTATATGCAGGTAAAGAATTGAAACGGGGCAGCAGTCGAAAGATTGTTGCCTTTTTCTTTGCCGTAAATTCTGGAAAGAGGTTTGGCGGTTTACTCTGGAAAGAATTTATTCATACGTCAGTACATTTGTTTGTTGCGATTATTACTTTTTTGAACTCCTTATTACAGATGCAGAAACCGCCAAAATAAAAATATGACAGACAAAGAAGCAAAAGCCTTTGAAGAAAGGGGAATTTCTATTGAAGACAAGAAGAATCCTCACGGAATCGTGAGGCTGATTAGAAAGATTTCCTCCGCTACTGGAATCATAGCTCCGTTTATTCAGTCTATGTTCTCGCAGGGGCTTATTAACTTCGGACAGTCAGCAATCATGAGATGGTACACGAACAATACAAGTGTGACCGAGGATAAATTTGGTAATAAGAGCTTTGGTAAAATTGAACCGAAGTTAAGAAAAAATGATGGATTTATGGCTTTTGATGTAGCTATGTTCTGCAAGGATGAGCTGGAAGTCCAGATCATATACGTTTAGGAGAAAAGATATGTTTAATTTTTTTATTCAGAATCGGAATAAGGAAATGCAGTCTTTGGCGGAAATCATTGCAGTGGATATGGCTAAACTGAACCTATCAAGGCTTGCCATTGAAAAAGCCATGCTGATGATCGCAAAGGCGATTGCAAAATCTGACATTCTGATTCAGACGGAAAGTAAAGATAAAAGAAGACAGGAATATCGGTTAAACATTGCAAAAAAGCAGACGGTCCGTGCGGTACTGTTTGAGGATTTGGATCCTGACTCCCCAACATTTGGAGCAATGTGCTTAGGCACGCTCGGATTTGAGATTGCATCAGAGCGTACGGCTGATGGAAGAGATTGGAAGTGGAGTACATTCGGAACAGGTCAAGGATTCTTTGCAGATTTTATTGTGGCCGGAACAATGCTTGCTGACCGTATCAAAGGCGGAACGTTGGAATTAGGCGGTGCTGGAAATGGTAATGGAGTTGCAAAAGTGCTTAATGCTGACGGAAATGAGATTGTGCGATTAGACAAGGATGGTGTGTACGCAAAAGGTAAATATGTCTGCGCCAATACGGATGGGAGTCAGACGGCTACCCTTTCAAACGGAAATTTAACGTTCAAGACCGAATCTTACGAGGTTGTCATCCGTGCTGGTGCGATCGGTGGATTAACAGGACTTATGATCTATCCAGAGCAAGGTGCTGTTAGAACAAAATTCCTCTCTATTGGAGATAAATTATCTGCAAGGTTTGACAATATATCGCTTCTGGCTTCGGGAAAAACAACCATCGGTGGAGCATCTCTTGAGGTGCAACGTGACGGAAAAGGATATTCCGGCAAGACCGGAAAAGCTGTCTTTTCTGACGGAACTTACCTCGAATACGTCAATGGATTTTTGGTTGGCGGAAATACGAAAGAAGGTGGCTTTTAATGGCTTGGACCATCGGAAATTACACTCTATCACAAGAGCAGATGAATGCAAATGCGTTGGAAGTGTATAAATATCTCTCAGCAAGAGGATGGTCGCTAAATGCAATTGCTGGATTGCTTGGTAATATGCAGAGTGAGTCCTATGTCAATCCTGGAGTGTGGCAGAGTTTGCAAGCGAACAACTATTCGGGTGGGTTTGGTCTTGTGCAGTGGACTCCTGCCACGAATTATACGGACTGGGCGCGCCAGAACGGATATGATATTGCAGATCCGAACGGTCAGCTGTATTGGATTGACGCCTTGTCGGAGTCGACAGGACAGTGGATTCCAACAAGCGCTTACAATATGTCGTGGAGCGCATTTAAAAAGTCAGGATCCTCGCCGGAAGACCTCGCCAGTGCATTCCTCAAAAATTTTGAACGCGCCGGAGTAGAGGTTGAGTCAAACAGACGGTCACAGGCTCGGAGTTATTTTAATTTACTCGGTCAGTACGGTAAAAATGCCAAAGCTGTAGAGTCTGCAGTTCAATGGGCGATTGGAATTGCAAATGATAATAGTCACGGATACGATCAAGGGAGTCGCTGGGGTCCAGATTATGACTGCTCCTCATTACTGATCACTGCCTATCAGCAAGCCGGAATCAAGGTTAAGGATGCCGGTGCGACATATACCGGAAATATGTACTCTGCATTTTTAGCGTGTGGATTTGAGGATGTGACAGGATTTGTCAATCTGCAAAATGGTAGCGGAATAAAGCGAGGAGATATCTTACTAAACACAGCAAGCCACACTGCTATGTCAATCGGCAATGGTCAAGTAGTACAGGCGAGCCAGAATGAGTTTGGCGGTGCTACGGGAGGTCAGAGTGGTGACCAAACAGGACGAGAAATATGGTGCACGAATTATTATAATTTCCCGTGGAATTATGTCCTGAGATTGTCGCACAGTGAATCAGGCGGATCGTCAGGCGGAACATCAGCGTATATCGTCAAATGGATTCCAGGATAGAAAGGATAAAGTATGAATACGATTAAAAGAGATGTGTATGTGTTAAAAAATAGTATCAAAATTCCGATTGAAATCACGGAAGGCACTGATATGATCGGAATCGAATTTACGGTCAGGGATTTTACGATTCCGACAACGGCAGCAGTTATTGCTTACGCAAATCATAAGAGCATGAGTAGACCTAATTCTGCTCTGTGTGAACTGGCTGATAATGTGATTGCATTTTCTCCGAGATCAGGTTTTTTTGCTGTCGGAATGAATGAGTTGCAGATCAGGATTATAAACGAAGACAAGACGCTGGTATCTTTTGCTGAAAAAGTAAAATGCTCTGGATCCGCCGGATTTCCAGATGACGAGGAAGAGGATAAACAGACTCTTGTTGAGCAGGCAGTCACGGCGGTAAGCAAAGAATCTGGCGAAAGAAAAACCGCTGATGAGAATGAAAAAGCGCAGCGTATTGCAGGAGATCAAGAAGAAAGAGATGCAAGGATTGAAGCAATCAATCTCGAAAAGAGTGAAAGAGATAAAGCGATTGAAGCAGAGAAAAATGCAAGAATCAGGGCAGATGATGAAATCAAAGCGAATCGCGCAGAAACTCTCGATGCGGTAAAAACCACTACAAAAGAGGGTACATTTGTCGATGCCTTGGCGGTTAAAGAACTGAGCGAAAAGATGGACGGTATAGACGCAAAGACGGAGAATCTTGGAAAGAAGATTGCTATATTTGTAGACTCAGTTGTAAAAGGTTCAGTTAGCTTTAATACATCGGACTACTTAAAAGATGGAGTCAAATACGCTTTTACCGTAACCGTGTCCTCGGCTGTTAACGATACATCTTGTGCGCAGGAAATAAGCTGCAAGCTTAATAATACGCTGATTGGCCAGAATGGTAATTACTGTAAATTATCATCTACATTTTGCGGACGATGCTCAAAAGGAGACACAATCCTTGTTACGTCATACAAAAATGGCGGAGAGTGGAGCATGTTTAACACGAGACTGATTTTTGTTCCGGTAGATTAGGGGGTGATGGGAAATGGCGGAAATCAATTATATCGAAATTAATGCGGAAAATCGCAGTATTACGATTCCACAAAGCGAAAAACTACTTGGAGTCGAAAATGACAGCAAGGCAATCCGAAAGTATTTCCGATGTCCGAAAATTGTCGGAGATGGAATTGACCTCACAAAATCCGATGTGCATATCAACATCCAGAATGCATCAAATAAGGTATCCGGAAAAGACAGATACAATGCCGAGAATTTAAAGGTGTCTGGCGAAAATGTAACTTTTGAGTGGAGTCCTCTGCGAAAAGCTACATCACACAAAGGCACTGTCAGATTTAGCGTGTGCGTGACTGAAGAAGGTACAGACAGAGAATGGAATACCACGATCGCGACCTTGAACGTGTTAGAAGGCGAAGAGCTTTTTACAGAAAAAGAGCGCGAAGAAAGAGGCTCTGACTTTGCCGGAATCCTTACTGCGGACGCAACCGCGGATGCGAACAGCATTGAACTCGGAAAGAGCGCCTATGTGAATGGAAAGAAAATTGAAGGGGCGTTGACGAGCAAAAATGAAATTAAAGCAGTTACCAAAAAAACGGAACTATCATCCACACCAATAATCATTCCGAACTATGGCCAGAGTACAATGCCGGTGCTTAAACATACAATTGAAGTCTCTCTTGCAGATACAAACAAGCCTGTCTTGTTAAAAGGGAGTACTAAAAAAAACGGTAGTGTACGACGAAGCAGGCAGTATTTATGGAGATGCAAAAGCGTCAGATGTAAGAGTCGGAAAAACATTTACGTCAAGCAATGGCGTGAAAATTACCGGAACGTTAGTAACTAGCGAGGTCAAGTACGGAACAATAACCGGAAAAGGAATGAATAGCCAAACGATTGAAACTGGACTTAGCAATGTGTCGAGATTCATAATGGCGAGAAAATTTCCGAGCAGTAATGCTAAACACGGAATCTTATCGTTGGTGTATAAGGACGGAAAATTAAGCGGAATAGCTGGATTTATCGGAGTTGGCTATAACTCGGTGGATAACCACAGTATCGGTACGGTTGCAATAAATAAAGGAACCATAACTTACACGCCAAAAACCGATGAAGAAATGTCCGCTCTTACAGAGGGTGACACCTACGACTGGATTGCGATTGGAGAATAAAAGAATAGGAGAATCAATATGAAAAGAAAAAGAAGAAAATTAGCAGCGATTATCTGCGCACTCACACTGGCTCTTTCCAGTGCCGTACCGGTGTCGGCTTGTACTCCACCGCTTAAATCACCATCCGTAGAAATTCCGGATATCAACTTTGAACCAGACGATGCCTTGAAAGAAGCCATCAACAATGCTGCGAAAAACTGGATTTTGAAATGCATTCTCGCTACTCCGACAGTGGATTATGCATCGTATTACAAGAGCGCATCGAGGTATTTTAACTACAGCTACGTGGCGGTCAAATGGTCAAAGGTCGAAAACGCAACATCTTATAAGGTAAGAATCAGAAAGGCTGATGGAACGTGGAAAGAGTACGATACAACCTATACAGCATTTTACAGCACCAATTACACGGATGATTTTATTGCAGATGGTATGGACGGAGCTACGGTAAGAGTCAGAGCCTATGGCGATAACGATACATTCGGCTGTTGGTCAGATGATACTAATATTGCGAAATTTGGATATTAGGAGGAGATAGCATGATTAAAGTACTAGACGTAGAAAGACGATTACCAGACGGATCTATAAGAGTCCACTTGATTGCGGATTCAACTTCGGACACGCTCCCAACAAATTGCGAACAGGTAACTGGACTTGACGTAGATTATCCGATTGGCATCGGATCAAGCTGCATTACGGCGAGCTTGGATATAGCACTTGTTGGAGCAAATGGGAAATGGGGTGAATGGCAGTAATGAACGACTTTTTAACACAGGCGATTGCAATGAAAGCACTTAAGAAAGGTGGATCCGGCGGAGCGACAGGAGGAAATGCCGAGCAGATTGCGAAGAATAAAGCTGACATTGCTTTACTAAAGGAAGGTATCACTGATTTGAAGAGTGTAATGAAAGACATTCACAACAACACTCCACACGCATCAGCCATTAAAGACTTTTATAATATCCGCAGAACTGGAAAGGTGTATCAGACAAAAATCTGGAAATTCGCAACTAATCCAACGTCTAGAGGAGAGAAACTGTTAGACAATGCTGGATTGGAATTTGTTCCGTCCACTGATACAACCGAGGGAAAGGACGATTATCTGAATGGCAATCACCCTCTTTTTGACTGGGTGCATTGTAATTACAAGCGTAATGATGATGGCACGGCATATCCGATTGCTACAGAATATGATGATACTTATCAAGAAACAGGTAGCGTTGATGTTGGTGCTATGCAGATGAGTTTTTGGTGGAATTGGGACGCATCAAATCCAGAGTACGATTTGGTAACGATTTCTGACACACCAAACGAAAAATATAAATTAAAACCGTGGACAGAATGCAAGCGTGCAGACAGAACAATTACTCCGTGGTGTATTGGTTCTGCTTATGTTTCTGGTATCGCTTCTGATGGAATGCTTAGAAGTCAGCCTGGATTAAAACCTGAAAGAAATCAGAGTCATAACAATATGATTACGAATTATCAGAAAAAGGGTAAAGGTTATTTAGGTGCTGGTTCAGAAAGAAATACATTTCAGATTCTTTTCAACATCATCAAAGGTGCTACAAAGAATAGTCAGAGCTTATTCCAAGGATGTACAGGATACAGTTTCCAATACTCTGCTTCCATCGAATCTGCTGATGCACATACGTATTTCCCAGTTACAAACGCACAGGCGCAGAACATTCTCGCTGGCTCTTACGTATCAGTTGGTTACGGTCAGCTCAATGACGGAAAGAACGGTGTAAATAATGACCGTGGAGTAGCGAATATTCATAAATATGCAGATGATGTAAAAGTACTTAAAATTGAAACCCTTGACGCAAATAATAAAGCGGTCTATTTGGATATTGAAACAGGATTTAACACCATGCCGATTAAATTATCCGATACAGTAAATGCTCCTATCACGATCACTTCAATGCACTGGTGGTCTGGAAGCACAGATGCAGTTATCGGCAGACATGATGGTTCTTTCGGCTCTAACACAGATAGCAAACATCCGTACAGAGTTCAAGGCCGTGAATACGCTGTCGGTGGATATATGGTTGCATCTGATACAGTAATGGACTTCCAAAGCGATTACAGCAAAAAAGTGTATGTTGCGCCAAAGGGTGTAGCACACAGTTCTTCTGATGCAATGATTAGAAACACATATACGTGTGTCGGTACAATTCCAGCAAATCCCGACGGAAACGGTTCGGATTTTTGGGTTGGCGATATTGCTGTAGATGTTGATACTGGCGCATGGTTTCCATCTGCAAAAGGTTCGTCAAATTCACAAGGCTTCGCAGATATGTTATACGCTGGTGGTAAAACTACATCTGGAATGCGAGAATATTTACAAGGCGGTTATCTCTGGTCTGGGTCGTTTGCTGGCTCTGCGTTCGTGTCTTGCTGGTGCGGGCTTGACAGGACGTTCTGGCATTTCCTCGGCTGCGATTAAGAAGAGGTCGTTGGGGGTGAATTTCCTTTAGGAAAGAGGGGATCGCCCCTAATACGACCGACAAAAATAAAAGGACTTACGGCGCACGCGGTAATCTCAGGAATGGGTCGAATGCTGGCTCAGCGTACGTGAATTGCAGGAACAGGCTTGACAGGACGAACTGGAATTACCTCGGCTGAAATTGTTAATTTCTAATATATATAAAAATCCTTGCGTCGTATTTCGCACTCGTAAAGAGTGTAGCCTGTAAAGACTCTTGGGCAGATGCCCAAAATACTTTTTATAGACCTACTGAAACTTTTAAAGAAAGGAGTAAGGACGGATAGGGTTCGCCTATCTGCCGGGGTTAGTAGTGCAAACCGAAAGCCCTTAAAAAGACAATCGATGAAGACGTATTGCAAAACGATCGATATAACAGACAGAAAACTGATTCAAAAGGCAGTATACAAATGCCTTAAAAAGAAATACAAAAGAAGAGATTCATTGACGATGTTTTCTGAATACACTGGACTTCCGACAGACACTATTAAAGGAATGTTCAATGAGTTCGGATTAAACGGAATGAAACCGATGGTTGAAACAGTGGTTGACGGAGTACGTGAAGAAATCATTCAAGGTAATATTCACTTTCAACCAATATGGTACAAAGAAAAGATTGACGCTTCCAGTCAGAAAGTGCGAAGAATTGGAATTCAGAACATTAAACAGCAAATCTACGATTATATCGCAGTAGAAGCTATGAAAGACTTCTTAAAGCGAATTGGAGAATACCAATGTGCAGCACTGAAAGGCAGAGGTCAATCCTACGGCATCAAAGCGATAAAACGATGGATGAGAAATAAAGATATCAGATACGCTGGTCAATGCGACATCAGAAAATGTTATCCATCAATAGACAGAAACAAATTAATGGAATTTCTTCGGAAATACATTAAGAATGAACCGTTGCTTGAATTGATAGAGATGCTAATCATGACATTTGACACTGGATTGAGTATTGGTTCGTATTTAAGCCAGTATCTTTGTAACTTATTCTTGTCTCAAATCTACCATGAAATAGCGGAGAATATGTATCGTATCAGAAAGAAGAGAAACGGAACAATAGAAAGAGTAAATCTTGTCAAGCATCAACTTTTCTTCATGGACGATATTTTGATTCTCGGAACGAATGCAAAGGACATTCACAGAGCTATGAAGCTGATTATTCAGAAAGCAGATGAGATGGGATTGAAAATCAAAGACAGTTGGATGGTATATACAACAATCGCAAAACGCAAAGATGACGGTCATTTCATTGATATTATGGGTGTCCGCATATACAGACAGCATATCACAATTAGAAGAAGAGTTTTCTTAAGAGTGAGGCGGTCGTACAAGAAAGCACAATCCCTTGTAAAGCAGAGGAGGAAGATTCCAGTATGGCTTGCAAGGAAGTGCATGTCATACAAAGGCATCTTAGACCATACGGACAGCTACAATATAAAAAGAAGATACAACGCGAACAAAACGATTCAAATATGTAAAGGAGTGATATCACATGAAAGCAAGATTCGACACTACACAAGAGAGTGTTACTGTTAGACAGATTGATGGAATGGATTATGTCTACATCTGTCTGAATGAGAACATTGTGACAGAGATTTCAGAGGGACAGGAAGAAAAACAGACCTATCATGAATATGATTACAAAGAAATCTCCGAACCTACTGGAACGCTAGACTTAGCCGATGTAAAAGCGAACCCAGAAAAATATCTAAATTATGGGAATGAACCTAAAAGAACTGATGCGGAGCGCATCGACATACTAGAAGCAACTACAGACGATATCATTTTAATGATGGCTGATTTGATTGGAGGAGAAGCATAATGAAAACATTGAACACACTTAAATTGAAAATCATGGTAAGAGCATTTAAAATCCGTCTTAAAAACGGAGAGTCTTTTGAGGATATTGCGGCAGATTATCCAGCACTTACAGTAGATGATCTTGAAGCAATTCGTGAGGTGCTGGAAAAGTAATGGAATTAGGAAAAATGACGCTCTCCGAATTGATTGAATTATTGCGCGAGGAATTATAGTTTTTGAAAATGAGGTATCGAAAAACATCGAACTCTCCTGAAAATATCTTAACCATTACATTATCTGATACAATCAAAATAAAAATATCAGAGAGGTAATGAAAATGGAGAAATGTGAATTTTGTAGTAGAAAGGTACTCTTTGGCAAAAAGGATATGAGCAATCTGTTGGGCGCACGTCCGGTGGTACTTGCTAAAGGAGATCCGGTAAAGCGGTTGGAGTTGTGGTTGTTCGGCGGCGAAGTGGATGAACAAAGCGTATTACACATTGGCGTATCGGATTACGGCAGTGAAGAAAACATGATGGAAATGAATATACCGATTAACTACTGTCCGAGATGTGGCAAGAAATTATAACAGAATAACAGACAAAAGGCAGACTCTTCGGAGCTGTCTTTTTTAATGGAGAAAATATGGAAATCAGAGCAAGACCGAAAGGTCTTATTTTTGTACGCAAAATTAAGAAAGAGAGACAGATGCAGTGAAAGAATTTTTGATGCAGACATATACGCTGATTCTTCCTATTGTGCTAGGTTATATCATCTGGCTGTTGAAGAACCAGAAGCATTACAGAGATGCAAACAGCAAGGGAACGATGATTCTCTTAAAAGTAAAACTGTTTGAGTACCATGATAAATATATGGAACTTGGTTCTATCCCACCTTACGCATTTGAAAATTTTTGTGATATGTACGAATCGTATCACGAATTAGGCGGGAACGGAACTGGAACAAAGATGTATGAAGAGATTAAAGACCTTCATCTAAACAAGAAAAAAGGAGATTGATATTATGGAACAGATTATGAATTATGTAAAACCAGAGCTTGTTGTCGTGGCAGTTGTCCTGTATTTTATCGGAATCGGACTAAAAAAATCTGAAACCGTAGCGGACAAATACATTCCGGCAATCCTTGGAGTTGTTGGAGTTGTAGTTTGCGGAATCTATGTTGTTGCAACTTGCGACCTTAAAGGTACACAAAATATCGCAATGGCAATTTTCACAGCAATTGTTCAGGGCATTCTGGTTGCGGGACTTAGCAATTATGTAAACCAGGTATTTAAACAGTTGAATAAAGCTGAGTAG